GAATGGCCCCAAGGGCCGCCCGTGGAATCCAGGCGAATCGAATCGAACGGAAAGGGCTATGCGTCAGACAGTTCTATTTCTTCAGAGCCCAAAGGTTGTGGAGAGACAAAACTTTGAAAGGAGTGAGATAGATGGTAGAAAGCACCGTGTTAGTCAGTGCCACGGCGTTTGCGAAGAAGAACGGGATTGATCCATATATGTTGAACGGCTTGATAAACCAGTACAAGATCAAGCCCGATGCGAAATTTGGGAAAGCCCGACTTTTCAGACCCGAACGCCTACAAGGCATTGTCGATAGCCTTGAGAGCGTAATGAAAAAATAATTCGACCCGAACACCTCCTTGTGTTGTGCAAACCTCCTTTCCCGCTGGCAGCTTGAGACCCTGTCAGCGGTTTTTCTGAAGCGAGTTTCAAAGATAGCACCAAAAACTCAAGAAAGGAGGCTCCACTTGCGGCTATGCCGCTGGCAGCGCCTGAGTTCAAAATGGGCTCTCAGGCGCAAAACGCTCAATGGATAGTGGACGAAACACGACGGCGTAGAGGCACGTGGCCTCCGCCGTCTTTCTTAAGGAGAGAGAGATGAAGAGAGAGAGACCGTACCACGAGATTGTTTGCAACGAGTACCCGCTGTACGAAGGCAGCAGCACCCAGCAGGCAATGAAGGTCTGGGAAGACGCCGTGAAGGACCAGCTCGACGTCCAGTGGTACATAAACGGCGTTCGTTACAAGGTTAGCGGAAAGCCTTCGAGAGTTGCGGTATGAAAAAAGCTGCTCGGCAAAGCGGCCAGATAAAACTGTTCGAAGAAAGTATATCACAGAGGCGGTGCGTTATGGAAATCTTCATCTTCGACGGGGCGGGAAACCGCCTCGCCACTTGTGAAAGCTGGCAGGAAGCCGAGACCCTTATCAAGGCCATGCAGGCCGATGGTCACGGGACGCTTGAGGCGAGAAACTTCATCCAGCCTCGCCCGCCGGAGAACATCGAATACAACCGCCAGCCAATGCACGATTACCCTATGAGATGTTTGCACGAACTTCTATCCCCGAGCTGGGTCAGCCTGGCCGAGGAAATGAGATGGAGGCAATGAAATGGGAGGAGAAATAACAACCGTTCAGCAAGACGAGAAAGCCATGATGGGATTGCTGAAAGAGATGTATGGAAAGAATCTGTCTAATCTTGAGTTTAAGACCCTCATCTATATGGCCAGAAAGTACGATCTCGATCCCATTCAACACGAGATCTGGGCTATCAGATACGGAAACAACGCTGCAACGATCATGACTGGAAGAGACGGCTTTCTCGCCATCGCACATAAGTCCGGACAATTCGATGGAATGGAGACTCTGGCAATCACGCGAGACGGTTCAGAAGTTGCAACGTGTTTGGATGCAAAGGAACTGGCAGGCGCAATTTGCCGTGTCTGGAGAAAGGACATGGCCCATCCGATAGTCGTCGCCGTGCCGCTCCATGAGTACAACACTGGTAAATCCAACTGGGCGATGATGCCAGAGACGATGATAAAGAAAGTGGCCGAGTCTCAGTCTCTTCGGAGAGCGTTCAACATTTCCGGTATGTACTCGCCTGAGGAAATGGACCAGGCCGAATATCTTCCACAAAAAACCGAGACTCCAAAGCAAGAAGCCCCAAAAGAAAAACCGGTCGAAGATCCCATGCTTGAAGAGCTGCCCGAGAAGAAACGGCTTGAAATACTCTCTTCAACCGACTCGCTTTTCAACCAGCTCGCTCACGAAGCCGAGACCAGCGTCGAAACCGTGAAGCTCGAACTTCTCCAGGAGTTCTTCGGGGTCGAGTCTCGGAAACAGCTCAGATACTCTCAGTGCCGCGAACTCTACTCGAAACTCAAGCAGAGACTCATAGAAGTTCAGAACGCGACGGTATAGCTTCGCATTTCTCGCCCCGTTTCCGGGGCGAGCTTTTTCAAAGGAAGTGATGCGAATGAATTGGCAGCTCTATGAAAAACTCAAGGCAGAAATAAAGGCAACATCTACCAGTACCGCCGAATATGATCATCGGATCAAGGAACTGGTAAAACGGTTCGGGTGGTGAGCACATGGCGAGACCTTTGAAGCAAGGATTGGATTACTTCCCACACGACGTCGATGCTTCCAGCGATGAAAAAATTGAAGCGTTGCGTTCTGTATATGGGAACGACGGATATGCTTTTTATTTCATACTACTTGAAAGAATATACCGATCAGAGAATTTTGAAATAAGAGTTTCCGACGCAGAAACTAGGGAAGAAACCTTCCAGATATTAGCCAAGAAAGTAGGGGTTTCTCTGGAGAAATTTAAATTGATGCTCGAAACTGCATTTCGTTGGGGCTGTTTTGACAAGAAAATCTTTGAAGAGCAAGGCGCAATTACCAGCCACGGCATCTTGTCTAGGGCTCAAACAGTAGTTGAAAAGCGAGAAAAGCAGAGAGAACAGTATCATAAAAAGCGAATAGTTTCTGACGCAGAAACTCCCCAAGAAACTAGGGAAGAAACGCCACAAAGTAAAGTAAAGGAAAGTAAAGTAAATAAAGAACTTAAAGAACGCGAATTTTCGTCTGACGACGAAATCCCTTTTGACGAAATCCCAGAAGCGGAACGAACGAAAAAGAAATATATGGATAGAGTAGCCGAACTCTTCTGGGACATATATGATGGGGATACTTTCAAGAAAGTGGTTGTTCCACTTTTCAAGAGCGCAAAAGACAAAATCACATGGCAATACATTCTCTGGAGTGTCGAAACCCACAAGCAAAAGATTCTCTCGGCAGATGAGCCGCGGCTTTATGCTCTGAAACTCACCAACAGTGAAGACAACTGGAAAGCGTTCATGAATTTTCGGCACCTTGAAACCCGGAAAGCCGAAAGGGAGGCGACGACATGATAGCCTTCGACCCTCGGACCGAGAAAGGAATGCTTGCGGGAATAATCGAATTTCCGGATGTTCGCTACCGCATCGAAGAAATCGATCCGATATATCTTTCAGAGGACGGAAAGAAAATATTCTTCTGTATCCGTGATAGTCTGGCTGAGGACGATGTGATGATATACCGGAAAATCATGAGCATGGGGCTGCCTGTCGATCTTATGGACGAAGCGCCAGCCAGCGGTGAAACTGCCGGATTGCTGGTGGATCGGTTTCAAAAAATCACGCAACGAATGAAACTCGCTCACATATTTCTGAAGAATGGCGAGCTTCTATCGAAAGAAAAGATGGAGACTGATGAGGCCCTTGAAGACGTTTGGAGATTCCAGCGAGGCGCGGCCAAGTCGTTGCAGATTAAGAAATCTGAAGACGTGTCGCACGAAAACATGGACCGCTCGGAGTCGATCTGGGCGGGGAGATATGGAGATATCCAGTGGCCTTATGGGAGAATGAACGATATTCTTAACGGCCTGATGGGTGGAGAACTGGTAGTCATAGCCGGGCAACCAGGGATGGGAAAGTCGGCCTTGATGGGGTCGCTTGCATACGAGTGGGCTCAAAGAGGAATAGCCAGCGGCTTCGTAGCCCTGGAAATGAAGGCGGTCGACATCCAGAACAGGTTATTGCAAAGACTCTTTAAGAAATCACTTGCGAAAGAGATGAAATACCTGACGAAAGAAGAACGCGTCGAGTTCTCAAAGGCTGTTGCCAGCTTTGCCAAACTGCCCATATTCTTCGTTGACAACGGAAACTCCACTCTTTCGGCTGTGGCCACGAGCATCAAGACGATGCATATGCTCTATGGAATCAAAGTCGCTTTCGTTGATTATCTCCAGCTTATGCGGACCTCCGGCGGCGAAACGAGAGATACCGAGATCGGGATCATGACTCGGACCCTGAAACAGCTCGCTATGGAGCTAAATATCCCTGTCATCATAGGCTCCCAGCTCAACCGACGCACAGAGAACAACGAAGACGGTCGCCCCAGGCTCTCTAATCTCAGAGAGTCGGGAAACATCGAGCAAGATGCGGATATAGTGGCCTTCGTTTACCGGCCAATCTTCTATGCACCCAAAGGCCGAAAGAAGAAAGGTGACGAAACCGAGGAAGTCTCCGAGCACGACTTTGAAATCATTGTCTCGAAGCAGCGAAACGGGATGCTCGGGACCATTCACCTGAAGTACAATACCGAAAGACAGATTATATCGGAGGTGTAGTGTGACATACATCATCAAACTCAAGCAGGGTACAAAAGTGGAGCTCAGAGAAGTCGAAGCCGTTAGTATGCACGACGCGTATCTAAAAGTTCGCAAGACCGATCCAGACTGGATGATAGTCGGAGGGGAGGAGAAGGAATGATTGTTTATTTTACAGATGAAGATTTGAAACCAGAGCGCGCACATTTCGACGACGCGGGAGTGGACTTGAAGACTTCAGAAGACATCGAACTGCCACCGAAAGAATTGAAGGTGGTCCGCACAGGAGTCAAGGCCGAAATCCCGTTTGGATTCGTCGGGTTGCTGAAAGACAGAAGCGGCCTCGCAAGCAAGGGAATCATGAGTCTCGGTGGCGTAATAGACTCCGGCTATCGCGGTGAAATCAAGGCGCTGCTAATCAACACCGGAGACGAGACTATGAAGTTCCAGCGCGGAGACAGAGTTATCCAGCTCATCACGGCGAGGATAGACACGACGGTGTACTACCACAAAGGGGAACCGGGAGATGAAACTGATCGCGGCGAAAATGGGTTCGGCAGTTCTGGGCTCAGAAACGGAAAGTATGTGATGGAGGAGGGGCGATAGATGGGAATCTCGTATAACCACGTGGTTCTAGTGGGCAGACTTACCCGGGACCCAGAGATTAAGTTCGCCACCAGTGGTACTCAGATAGCGACGTTTTCGCTCGCGGTCGATAGGGGGAAGGACGACGAGACGGACTTTGTAAACGTCGTTGCGTTTGGGAAGACAGCCGAATTCATCGGAAACTACATGACGAAAGGCCGGCTCGTTCTCGTTGAAGGCCAGCTCAGAATCGAGAAGTACCAGAGAGCCGGCGAGCAAAAGACAGCGACAAAAGTCGTGGCAAATCAAGTCCGGTTCATGGAAACGAAAAAGAACGCGGGCAACGGCGAGCTGTCAGACGAAGAAGCGTTCGGCAAATATGAGCCTGGTTCTACACTCAGAGGCTTGGAGATGCCGGAAACCGACGAGGTGCCGTTCTGATGAAACTGACATTGCCGATACCGCCATCCGTGAATCATATGTATGTCGGCCCAAAAAGAGCGATGGATGCGAAAGCGAGAGCCTGGTATACAGAAGCCGGGCTCTTGGCTCGCAAACAATGTGTAGATCAGGGTTGGAAGATGACGAAAGAAACGTGGCTGTATGCAGACATGAAGTTCTATATGCCAGACAAGCGCCGAAGAGACAGCCACAACACGATCAAAATTCTTCTCGACGTGATGGAAGGTTTCGTGTACGAGAACGACTTCTACGTCATGCCGAGAATCCAGAGTGTTGACCACGACAAAGAGAATCCGAGAGTCGAGATTGAATTCTCGGAGGCTTAGATGTGGAAGATACCTGAACTGGAAGATCACATTGTCAAGGTAGATGAGCACGGCATTCCTTACTACAAGCAAGATAGAGGATGGTTAATAGACAACTTGCTGATAGCACCCAAAGAGCAGTTCAAAGTGAAACTAACAATCAAGAAAGTTGAGAAAGGGAAGCCAAAGGAGGTATGAGAAATGCCATCATACTACGCTTATGTAAGAGATGATGAAAGAGACGACCGCGATTATCCGTGTCGCTTGTGCGCATATTTTGACC